GAAGGCATCATTAATTTATTTAATTTATTTTCACAATATGATTTTGATTCCATATAAATAAGTTTTTGGCCTCTTAAATATGTTCCAATAATATCTAAGGAACTTGACCAACCGGTTCTATCATCAAAATAATTTGTCAAAATTTTGTCCTCCACTTCCTTATATGTAAATTTTTTATATGTTTTTTTTACATTATTTGCTGATAAATCAATTATATTATCAGACAACACAAATTTATTTTCTGCTGAATTATCTTCTGCTGAATTATCTTCTGCTGAATTGTTATCAGATTCTGGGATTATACCAGGAGGAAGTATTATAGTTCTCATTTTACTTTGTTCACTATATGCTTGTTTACTTATTGCTTCCTGTTCTGTTTCTCTTCTAATTTCCTCATCAATAATTTTACTATCAAATGGTTGTATATATTCTTTATAATTTTTTTTCTCTAATTCTTCACGTTGTTCACATAATATTCTATTTCTATATTCTAACGCAAGTTTGGTCCGTTTATCCGTATCAAAATGTTGTGCTGGACTAAAAAAAGAAGTTATATCTGATAATGGACTTTGTAACGAATCATTATTATTTTCATCTCTAACTAATGAGCCAATATTTAAATGGGTATTATCTTCTTTTATTTCTTCATTCATATATTTTAGAAGATAAATTTTATTTAAAATCTATACTTTTATATTATGGCTAAAACTCGTAGAAATGGTCGTGGTTCAACAACCCGTGGATGGAAAAACCAAAAACCTAGTTATCATCAACGCAGTATTATGTTAAAACGATGTGGTAGAAAATGCTTTTTAGGCCCAAATAAAAGTTATCCAATCTGTAAAAAAAATACATGTAAAGTAAATCCAAAGGGCGTTTACTCGGCATTTATAAGATCAAGACAATTTCATAACAAAACCATCTCTCGAAAAGCAAAAAAAATGCTCATTAAAATTGGAACTAAACGTTAAAAATAAAATTGATTTTTAATTATACAAACATTATATATATATAATTTAAATACTATCAAAATGTTTTCAAATTCTAATAATAACAACATTAATAATTATAAAATTTCTAATGATTGGGGTTGGTACGTCGATACAGAAAATAATTCACATATAGATCCCTATATTAATATTGTTCGTAAAAAAATAGTTAATAACCTATCTTCAATAGAAGAGGAATATAATTATCATCAACCAAATTATAAAGATATAGAATGTTTATACGATATCATTAACTATAAAGAACTTGAAGAAAAAAGTGTTAGTGAAAAAGAATTAATATGTAAGATAGGTTATATGACATTTATAGCAGCTATATTAACATATGCTATATATTCTTCCTTATTTAAATTACTGAATTAGAACTTACATCATATGAAACATAATTAAGAAAATCATTAATTGTACAAAGAGTATTGCCAAATAAAACTCCGTTTGGATCAATATTATATTTGAGAAATGGTGTAACAGAAGTATCAATTGTTACAGGAAAAGTATTACCAGATAAATCTGATATAATAGGCGTATTACCGCTTAAATCACTTAAATCTAATTTAGTATACAAATTTGTAAATAATTGTGTCTTATCAAAATCATCACAATGGTAAAAAGTTAAAGCATTCGTTTTTCTTAAAAGTAAAAGATTACTCTGTGAATTTACATTTTTATTTGGATGACATATATTTGGTTGACAAAAAGTATATTTAGCTTTTTTTGTTTGCGTATATGCACTAGCATCTCCAGATTCTTTTACTTGAGCAAAAGATGATTTAGCTGAATTATTTGAAAATGGTCTTGACATATATTTAATTAAGATATTATTTAATTTAAAATTGATTTAATAATGGTTTATTAATAAATCAATTATAACCAGATATGGTGTTTAGATTTGCAAGAATGTCTAACCCCTTTAAATATTTATATAGTTCTAATTATAAAAAACCAGATATTCCAATAATAAATAGAAATTATATGGAAGATAGTATTGATATTAAATGGGAAGATACCGTTGAGTTTACTTTTCCTATAACTGGTGGTAAAGTTATAAAGGTTTATGATGCTGACACAATTACAATAGCATCTAAGCTACCTTATGATGCTTCTCCAATGTATAGATTATCGGTGCGTTTAAATGGTATAGATGCTCCTGAGATTAAGGGAAAAGGTATATCAGATGAAGAAAAAGAAGCAGCTAAATTGGCGCGTGATTTTGTCTCGAATTTGGTGTTAAATAAATTTGTGAGATTAGAAAATATTCAGAGCGAAAAATATGGCAGAATTTTAGCTAACGTGTATATAGGCGATATTCATTTGAATGAACTTCTAATTAAAGAACGTTATGCTATTAAATATGATGGCGGAACAAAGAAAAAACCAGAATCATGGTCAAAATATAAAATAACTGGTAGTATGTTATAAATCATAAACAACTGATAAGTTCAGACAAAAACTAAAATCCATATTATTTAAATCAACTATTCTGCCATATTCATCAAGCAACTGAATATTCATGGCATATAAATTTACTGGACCAAAATATTCACGTGGAGTTGTAACAATATTTAAATTATTTTGCTCTAAAATATTAAATTGATTTGCTTGTAGAGAGATACGAGCTAATATATTTTTATTTAATATAGAGTTATTAAAAGCACTATAAAAATTATTATTTACATTATTATTATAATCATCTACAACTAAATAAAAATATCTTGGTCCAGTAAAATCAACAATACCTTCTGATACATAATTCGTAACTCCGGAATAAATTCCATTTCTAAAGCCTAAATTCCACCCAAATTTGAGTGGCAAAGGTGTTCCACGATCTTCAACACCATTTCTATCATATTGAAAATTTAATTCGAGATCATTTACAATACCTGTTCCATTAGGTCCAACCATTGTTTGCGCACTTCCTGCTGTAGTATTTGTTAAATTTATAATAAATGAAATATAACTGAAAGGGGTACCAGCAAGCGCTAATTGTGTAGTTATTATATCCACTATTGATGATTGATCATAATTACCATCTGGTATTTGTATAACAGCATTTTCCCCATTTACAACTATATTAAAATAGTTATTATTATATTGCTTTGAAACTACATAATAAGATGTAGGTAATTCAATAGCTACTAACTGCATCTGTAAAACATTATCTATATTTAATGGCAACTGAATACTAAAATTACTTGCTGATGTAGAGTAATAATTATCCCTGAATCTGGAATCAATATTTAAATTTTTTTTTATAGTTCTTTTCTTAATTGGATTAATAACACCAGGAAAAAATTCGCTTGGATACGATGATAAATATGGCTTATCTGGTCTAAGTTGAACCATATGTTCGCCTGGATATTCCAATTTTGATGTTTTTAGTTCATAACTAGTATTATAAAAATTATTTATTTTTTCTTGAAGGGGTTTATTCTTAGGATTATCTTCACTTAATATAATATTTTTTGCTTTAGTTAAAAAGTTAATTGTTTGAATTTTTGTATCTTTATTTATTTGACTATTATTTATTATTGTATCCCTCAATTTTGATTCTTTAATTTCAACAATATTTTTCTCAAAATTAGAAGGCAATTCAAACATTTCAATTAATTCTTCTTTTGTGTAATTTTCAATATTTAAATCAAAGTTCATATATTATATAAAGCAAATTTATTTAAGATGTTTATTATTTAAATAAATTGAAACAAAAACCAAAATTAATAAATTTATTATAGTTTTATTTACACCTTTTTACATTTTAAACGCAGACTTTTGCGTTCATGTTGTCTCATTTATCCGCAACATTTTCATTGGATTCAATATGAGACAAAGTGACATTTTAAATCTATGTGTAAATTATAATCTTTTTACAATATAGAAATTATTTACTCTAATTATGGCAGATTATTCGATTAAAACAATTATTGTTGGTGATAGTTCAGTTGGAAAGTCAAATATTTTAACAAAATTTGTTAATGATGAATTCAATTTAGATAATTGCCCTACAATTGGGGTTGATTATAAAAGCGTTATAGTTAATTATGGACAAAAAACATTTAAATTATTAATATGGGATACTGCAGGACAAGAAAGATTTAATTCTATAGTTAAAACTTTTTATAAAGATACACAAGTAGTTATTTTAGTTTTTGACATTACAAATCGTGTATCATTTGATAATATAGAATTTTGGATAAATCAAGTTAAAAGTGGAACAGTCGATGATCCTATTTTTATATTAGTTGGAAATAAAGTGGATATTGAAACAAAAAAAGTAATATCAAAAGAAGAAGCTATTAAAAAAACTACTGATTTAAAATTACATGGATATTTTGAATGTAGTGCTAAGAATAACATTTGTATTGACGAAATATTTTTAGGTGCTACAAAATTATATTCTGATATGAAAAATATTACAGATACTGATGAAAAAAATTTACCAAAAAGAAAAAAATCAGTTTCATTTAATTTTAAAAATGAAACATCTTTTAAAAAGGAAAAACCTAAATTTTTTAGTTGTTACCCCTTTAACATTTTCTAATGTCGGTTTTTATATAAAAAATTATATAAAAAATTATATAAAAAAGGGTATTGGCCAACTTGCGAAATGCAAGTGTTTTGGCTCTCCACCTTTTATACTAAATTAAATAATTAAATAATTAAATAAACTACTAAAATTAACTATTTTCTAAAGAATCGTGAAATCTTGGAACACTTCTTACCTGTGTCTTCGGTTGCGCTGCGAAATCGACTTCTCTTGCTGGGAGTGTGATATGTGCTGTTGGAGGAACTTGTTCAGGAGGAGTATAATTCGAAACAACGATACGAATCTTACCGAATAACTCGTCACTGAATCTTTCAGCAGTTTCATCATATTGGTAATCTATATGATCATAGAAACAAATTATCTTGACAAGCTGGTCAAAAGTAACTCCTTGTTCTCGAAGTTTTTGAGCCACAAAATCGGTTGATGGAACATTAGGGTCTTGGACCACATTAGTGGAAGCACGATGTTGATATTCTTCAAATTGTTCTTCATCTGCTTCATCATTGCGATTATGAGGCACTCCATTAAGATTATTCCAAAAGAATCTAAATCCACGCATAGCGTCTTCTTCATAAGTATCCCCTTCAGACTCTTCTTCCCATTCAGACTCTTCATCTTCATCTTCATCTTCCTCTGGCTTTTCAGCCATAACAGTGCGACAATATGGACAACCAAAGCCGTTATGAGCAACACTTTGCATTAAACAATTTGCGTGGAAACTATGTCCGCACTCTGTTGTCACGCAGTTCTTGGTAGTGGATTCAATACAATCCATACAGATAGGGCAATCAATTTGAGCGGACATATTTGTCAATAATAGATTGGTTTTAAAACTTGATACTGGTTATAAGTAGCACACTTTTAGTATTATAACAAAAAGTATTTCAATTTTTTAAAATATCAACTATAAATGATTATAACTGAAAATTTATAAATAAAATAAATATTGGTAACCCGAATTTAATTTTATTTTTTGATACATGCTTATAGAAAAATGCGCATTAAATATGGTGCCTTTTTCTATAAGGATATCATTAGAGACCACGCGACTGCTATACTCACTCCAAAAGGTGAGTTCCGATACAGACACTGTCATATTCAAAGTATACATCACAGGTACAAATTAGCATACACATGATATTTATTTTATTTATAAATTTTCAGTTATAATCATTTATAGTTGATATTTTAAAAAATTGAAATACTTTTTTGTTATAATACTAAAAGCGTGCTACTCATAACTAGTATCAAGTTTTAAGCTTAAAATGTCCGCTATTAAGAATATCAGTTTGTTCATTCCTCACGTGTTCCCCAACTTCACACAGAAGTATGTTGCCGAAGCGTTTTCTGACATAGGTGATGTAGACCGCGTTGATTTTGTTGCCAAGCAAGATCGCGATGGAAAGACATTCAACGCTGTCTATGTTCATTTCAAGAGATGGTATACCAATAATTTTACTGTTTCTACCCAAGACCAAATCGCCAAAAATGGAAGCTTCCAATTCCACCACGATGGAACTGAGTATTATTGGATTGTCCTGCCAAACACTACCAAAAAGCATGTTCCAAGCGAACGTAAACCAAGAATTGACCTCGGTGAAACTAATTCTGTAAGCGTAAAAGCTGTCGAAAAAACTCCTGAAAAGAAAGTCAAAGTAGCAATTTGTCCAAGTGCTCCAAAGAAGCAAATCCATTCTCAAAATCACAAAGTGCCGACTGAACTAGCTCCTGTTTTATTGGATTTCTCTGTCGATAAATTTGAAGAGGTTCCATCTCCAACTGGAGAAACACATCTCGACGATGAAGATATTGCTAACATGGAAGTAATCGAAGAAGAATTGACGGCAGAAGATGCCTTCTTGGTGAACATCGATTGCAGATACGTTCAGTCAATCGAGCAGGAGAACTTTCATCTACACGGAGAAATCGCCCAGTTAAGAATGGCGCTTATAAATTTGGATCAAATGTATCAAGCAGAGAAAGCCAAGGTAAGAGCTTTTAGTAATGTAGAATCTTCTGTTGACTTATAATTTGTAATGGTTAATAAAAATAAAAAAATAAAAAAATAAAAAAATAAAAAAATAAAAAAAATAAAAAAATAAAAAAAATAAAAAAATAAAAAAAATAAAAAAAATAAAAAAGGTCAGGCCACATGGCCTCACTTTTTTTTATCTCACCAAAGGTTTATTCACATAATTGCCATGTGTTGAATGTTCTATACCAAAAGTAGGAATTTCACATACGCGATGGTCTTGATTTCTCTATCCAACATTTAGTTAATTTCAAAATATTTAGTAAACATATAAATGAGTTTTTATTAGATAATAAAAAAATTGAATTAAATAATATGACTGATATTAGTAATATAAATTATATTATTAAAGAAATGAATTTAACAAAATTGTCAAAAACAGAACTTTTAAAGAAGTGTGAAGAACTTGGAATTACAAAGTGTAAATCCAAAAATAAAAGTGAATTAATTGACATAATTAATAGCAAAGACCAAATAGAAAATCAAAAAATCCCAATTAAATTAATTATTGAAGAAGATAGTGATGAGAATGACAAAATAAATATTGTTTTAGAAAATAATACTTTATATGAAAAAAAAGATGATAATTCTACAATTGAAGAATCAATTAAATTAGAAATTAACAATACTAATTATAATTTAATTCATGGTGATTGTTTAATTGAAATGAAACATATTAAAGAAAAATCAGTTGATATGATATTATGTGATTTACCTTATGGTATGACAAAGAATTATTGGGATGTTGTAATTCCATTTGATAAATTATGGTGCGAATATAATAGAATAATAAAGGATAATGGTGCTATTGTTTTATTTGGTTCACAACCATTTACATCTTTAATGATTACCTCAAACTTGAATATGTTTAGGTATTGCTTGGTGTGGGAAAAAAATAAATTTTCAGACTTTTTAAATTCAAAAAGAAAACCGATGAAAACAAACGAAGATATTGCTATATTTTATAAAAAACAACCAACATATAATCCTCAATATTGGTATTCAACGCCTTATACACGATGGAATACACAAACAGCAGTAGATAAACAAAGCAATTATGGAACACATAAAGAAAATTTTGTAGAAAGTGATGGTAAAAGATTGCCTACTACAGTTTTAAAGTTTAATCGTGTTGAAAGGCCCCTTCATCCTACACAAAAACCAACTGATTTACTTGAGTGGTTAATTAAGACTTATACTAATGAAAATGATTTAGTTTTAGATAATTGTATGGGCGCCGGTTCAACAGGAGTTGCATGTAAAAATATTAAACGAAAATTTATAGGGATTGAGTTAGAAAATAAATATTACGAAATTGCTAAAGAAAGTATATTAAATACCGATAAGTAATTTTTGAAGTGATTTTATAAAATAAATTAATTTTTCTTTATTAATTTTTTTTTTGTGTTTTTTATCATAAACAGGTTTAGTTGATGTTCTTTTTCCATCTAACATATAAAATATATCGTCGCATACATTATCTGTTTCATAGTCAGTAAATAATTTTGTTTCTTCTTTAATTGAATCTTCTAAAGCAAATATATATTTTTTAATATCATATCCAAATTTTTTAAATAATTTAAAGTCATCACACGCTCTAATATAATAACAACTATCTAAATATGCTTTACATTCTATAACAGCAATAAATATATCATTTTTATAAATATGTATATCAACTTGATGGTCTTTTTTTATTTCTGTTCCTGGTATTTTTAGTTCTTTTTTGTCATAATTTCCTTTAACAGCACGCACATTCACTCCATATTTAGTACTAAACATATTTACAACATTTTTTACAAAATTTTCTATATCTTCACCTCTATCACCACGCATTTTTCCACCACTAAAATTTTCATCATAATTTTTGCACCAACTATCCATAACATTATTTAATTCTATATAAGAATTTTCAATAATATTATCAATCTCATTATTATCTTCTACAATAATTAAATTGCCTTTTGACATTTATTACTATAAGATACATTTATTATTTACCGATATATGTATTTCAATTTTTATAATAAATATTACACCGTTCTAAAAGAAAAAATTGATATTTTTTACCTGAAAATTTGAAGGATACACCTAAAACATATTTAAAGAGAACTCAATAATTAAAACACATGTCGCAATTACAGAGTAGTCGTTTAAATGAGAAATTTATAGAGCTTATGGAAAAACTAGCAGATATTATGTTAAAGCAAGGCGAACCATTTAGAGCAAGAGCCTATCAAAAAGCTCAAGAAACTATTATGGCTTATCCAGGTAATATTTCATCTCCAAATGATTTAAAAGGTAAACCAGGAATTGGGGAAACAATTATGGAGAAACTTAATGAATATGTTCAGACCGGCACATTGAAGGTTCTAGAGCGTGAGAAAAATAATCCTGTAAATATTTTGGCTGAAGTATATGGAATTGGTCCTAAAAAAGCTAAAGATTTGGTTGATCAAGGTATTACTTCAGTCGCACAGTTGAGAGAAAATCAAGGTTTACTGAACGATATCCAAAAAGTTGGACTTCAATATTATGAGGATATTTTAAAGAGAATTCCTCGCTCAGAAATAGAGGATTATAAGGCGATTTTTGAGAAGGCGTTTGTAAACCAAGACTCGCAATCACAAAAAGGAACAGATGGTAAGATGGAAATTGTAGGTTCATATCGTCGTGGTGCTCAAAGTTCTGGAGATATTGATGTAATAATTACATCTAATTCGCAAAGTGTATTTACAACTTTTGTAGATAATTTAATTAAAGAAAAAATAATATTGTATGTTCTCTCAAGAGGTCCTACAAAATGTCTTGTAGTAGCAAAGATCCCTTCATCTAATGCTGCTCGTCGTGTAGATTTCTTGTATACAAATCCAGAGGAATTTCCATTCGCAATTTTATATTTCACTGGAAGTAAGATTTTCAATACTGTTATGCGTCACAATGCTCTAGAGAAGGGTTATACGATGAATGAGCATGGCATCTACAAAATGGAGGCAAAAAAGAAGGGAGAAAAGGTACAACACACCTTCACGTCTGAAGAGGACATTTTCGATTTCTTAGAGTTAAAGTATAAATCACCAATTGAACGCACAGATGGTAGAGCAATTATAGTGAAAAATTCAAAGCCAAAATTAATAATTGAACAATCTGATTCAGATTCTGAAGAATATGTTTTACAAGTGAAATCCGAACCAAAATTAGCACCTAAAAAAAATATAATTGTTGAAGATAAAATAAAAGACGAAACATATAAAAATATTACAAATGATTTTAAAAAAAAAGGTATTTCAGTTTTAGAGTCATTAAATGAAAAACAATTGTGTCAGCTGTTAAGAGTTGCGAATCATGCTTACTACAATGAAACCCCATTCTTAACCGACAATCAGTATGATATTGTTAAGGAATTTATAGAAAAAAAATATCCGAGTAATCCTGTTCTACATGAAATAGGTGCTCCTGTCGAGAGAAGTAAGGTTGTTTTGCCATATCCAATGGGTTCTATGGATAAAATAAAACCAGACACAAATGCGTTAACAAATTGGAGAGCCAAATTTTCAGGACCTTATGTTTTATCGTGTAAACTTGATGGTGTAAGTGGCCTTTATACAACTGAAGGACCCAAACCAAAGCTTTATACAAGAGGCGATGGCAGAGTTGGTCAAGATATTAGTCATCTTATTCCATTCTTGCGTCTTCCAAAAACTAAAGATGTTGTTATTCGAGGCGAATTTATTATTCCAAAGGCATTATTCGACACCAAATATAAAGATAAATTTGCTAATCCTAGAAATATGGTTGCTGGGATTGTCAATCACAAGACCATTAATGAAGCTGTTAAGGATTTACATTTTGTCACTTATGAGCTTATAAAACCAATTAAAACACCATCTGAACAAATTACATTCTTATCAACACTCAATGTTGAATTAGTATTATATAAAACGGAGAAAACTATTAGCAACGAATTCTTGTCCAATACACTTCTTGATTGGAGATATAATTATGCTTATGAAATTGATGGTGTAATTGTTACTAATGATGCTTTACATGAAAGAAAATCAGGTAATCCCGAACATGCTTTTGCATTTAAAATGGTTTTATCAGATCAAGTAGCAGAAGCAAAAGTAGTTGACGTAATTTGGTCAGCAAGCAAGGATGGTTATTTAAAACCTCGTGTCCAAATCGAACCAATTAATCTTGGAGGTGTTCAAATCACTTATGCAACTGGATTTAATGCAGCATTTATTAATGATAATAGAATTGGTATTGGTGCTACTATTGAACTAATTCGTAGCGGCGATGTTATTCCATATATCCGAAAAGTGATTGTTCCTGCTGAAGAACCTAGAATGCCATCAATTCCATTTAAATGGAATGATACTCATGTCGATATTATGCTTGAAGATTTAGATTCGGATGAAATAGTTCGAGAGAAAAATATTACTGGATTCTTCAGAGGAATCGGTGTTGAAGGTTTAAGCACTGGAAATATTAAGCGAATTATGGAAGCTGGTTATGATTCTGTTGCTAAAATTTTAAAGATGACAATTGGAGACTTCTTACAAGTTCAAGGGTTTAAAGAGAAAACTGCAACAAAATTATATGATGGAATTAGAGAGAAAATTGAAGCTGTATCTTTAACAACGATTATGTCGGCTTCTAATATGTTTGGTCGTGGATTTAGTGAAAAGAAAATTCAGCTTATTATGGAGTCATATCCAAAAGTTTTATTATCAAAAGAAACAGATGCTCAAAAAATTGCTAAGATTACAGCCATTAAAGGAATGGCAATCAAATCTGCCGAAGCATTCGTCGAGAGAATTCCTGATTTTATAAATTTTATCAAAGAATCTGAACTTATTAAAAAATTAACCGAAGGAATTTCTGAAAAAAAAGATGTGGATCAATCTCATCCTTTGTTTGGAAAATCAATAGTTATAACTGGGTTTAGAGATACTGCTCTACAAGAAACTTTAAAAGATATTGGCGCAAAAATTGGCTCTAGTGTATCAAGTAAAACATTTGTAGTTTTGGTAAAAGATAAAGAAGAAGATACTGGAAAGGCTAATGAAGCTAGAAAATTAGGGATTCTTCTAATGACGCCTCAAGAATTTACAAGTAAGTATTTATAAATTTAAAGTGACTATTATTAAATTTCAATTTGTAAACTTATTTAAATATAAATTAAAACATAATAAAAACTTTTATTCTAATATAATTATATAAGATGTTCAAAACCCTCTTACTAATTAGTTCTTTTTTTACTGCTTTCGCGTCTAATACCAATCTCAGGGGTGTAGAGTCGACTTCATTTTTGAATGATGGTGATGAATGGGGGCAATTCACTAATTTTCAAGAAAGATTTAGTAAAAGATATGAAAATATTCAAGAGTTAGAGACACGTTTTCAAATTTTCCGCTCAAATCTTCGTAACATTATCCTTCATAACTTAGACTACACACAAAATTTCACTATGGGTATTAATCAATTTACTGATTTAACTCCTCAAGAATTTAAAGATCAATATGTTAGTGGTTTAAAAGCTGAGGTTGGTTCTTATGGTTGCAAGTCATTTTCTTCCTCCGCATCTGGAGCTCCATCCTCGGTTGATTGGCGCAATAAGGGAGCTGTAACTTCTGTCAAGGATCAAGGACAATGCGGTTCTTGCTGGTCTTTCTCTTCAACAGGTGCTGTTGAAGGTGCTTGGGCAATTTCTAGTGGCAAGTTAGTTGATCTTTCTGAACAAGAATTGGTTGATTGCGCTACTGGTATTTCTTATGGTTCTCATGGTTGTAATGGTGGTCAAATGGAAGGTGCTTTCAAGTTTATTATTGAAAATGGACAATGTTCAGCAAGTTCTTATCCTTACACTTCTGGTGTAACTAAGACTGGAGGTTCATGCCAAAAGTGTTCTTCTGTAGCTCATATTAGCTCATGTTCTGATGTTAAACCAAATGACCAAATTTCTTTAAAGGCCGCGGTTGCTCAACAGCCAGTTGCTGTTGCTATTGAAGCCGATACTCGTTATTTCCAATCATATTCTAGTGGCATCTTGACTTCTTCAAGTTGTGGAACCAATTTGGATCATGGAGTTTTAGCCGTTGGTTATGGCACTGAAAATGGTCAAGATTATTGGCTTGTAAAGAATTCATGGTCTGACACATGGGGTGATAAGGGTTATGTAAAGATTGCTCGTTCATCATCTACTAATGATCCTGGAATTTGCGGAATAGCAATGGACCCTAGTTTTCCTACAGTTTAAATAGTAAATTCATATAAAAATAAATTAATAATATTTATATGAATAAAATTATGTATAATAACACAAACAAATATACAACAATAATGACAATAGAATATGAAAAATATTAGTTGTGATCTTTAAGTTGTTTTTAAATATATTTTAGTATTTTTATTTAAAAAAATGAACAATAAATTTATAATTTGTAGAAATTATAACTAATATTGATAACTTAAATAAAGTTGTAGCTGAAGCATAATACCTCTATATTAAAATTCAAAATCGTATTCTACTATTGCTTTCATATCTGTTTTCATTCTTGAATACATATTTGCTCTTATTTTTCCTAAAATAGATTCTTGCCTAAAATCTACATTCATTATTTTTACTGAAGTTTTATCACATAAAAGCGAAAAGCTTTCGTCTTGACAAATTTTATCAGCATTATTTTTTTTATGCTGACTAAATGCATGAAATATTTTCATATAAACTTTGTTCAAAAACTTCATTAAAGCTTCTCTGTTTAACTCAATCCAACGTGCTTCTTCGTTTTCATAAACATAAAATATATTTATCTTCTGAACAAAAGCAAATATCGGATATTCACTTTCTGATAATTTATATATATTTTTTGAAAATATATGATTTAATGTATCAGCAAAACTATTTTCAAATAAATATTTTATATCTTCATCTGTAATTATTATTTTTTCAATTAAATTATCAAATTTTATTTTTGGGGTTATATTTGTATTTAACCATTCAATTACATTTATTTTCTTTTTCTTTTTAATAACCCACTTATTTAATTCGTCTACCTTTTCTTCTAATCTATTAAATTTATTACCTAATTCTAATAATATTTCATACATTTTTCTTTGTGATGGAATAACTTCTTCATCTTCAACCACCAAAAATTTCTTGCTCTTATTTAATAATTCACATAAATTT